CCGGAAGATCGAGGAAACGAACCGCGACAGCACCTTCGCAGAGTTACAGGCGGCGATCTATCGAATGTTCGGCCCATACGCCGAACGCTTCTGGAAGGTCAACCTGAATCCCCTGGCCCTGGAATGTAGAACCACCAGAAACCGGATCATCTTCCGGGGCGTGAAGGACCAGCGCCAGCGTGAGAAGGTGAAGTCGATCACCTTCAAGAACGGGAAACTGGTCTGGATATGGTGTGAAGAAGCGACGGAACTTCTTTCCGAAGACGTCGACATTCTGGACGACCGCCTTCGCGGCAACCTGGAAGACCTGAACCCGAACCTGTTCTATCAGATCACAATGACCTTCAACCCGGTCAGCGCGACGCACTGGATCAAGGCCCGCTACTTCGACAAGGCCGATCCGGACGTCCTGACCCATCATTCGACATACAAGACGAACCGATTCATCGACCCCGCCTATTTCCGCCGCATGGAGCGCCGGAAGGAAGAAGACCCGGAAGGCTATCGAGTCTACGGCCTGGGAGAATGGGGCGAACTGGGCGGCCTGATCCTGACGAACTTCGAGGTCCACGACTTCCCGACGGACCGGGACTTCTTCGACGGCTTCTACTACGGCCAGGACTTCGGCTTCAACCACGCCGACGCGATCCTGGGGATCGGCTGGAAGGACGGCGAAATCTATGTCACGTCCGAAGTGTATGTCTTCGAGAAGGACACCGAAGAAATAATCGCCCTTGCCCGCCAGAAGCGGATCGACCCCCGCGTGGAAATGTTCTGTGATTCCGCAGAGCCGGACCGGATCAGGACGTGGCAGAAGGCCGGCTTCCGAGCCTATCCAGTGAAGAAGGAGCCTGGAAGCGTGAAGGCCCAGATCGACTTCCTGAAAGGCCGGAAAATCCACATTCACCCGTCATGTGTGAACACCTTGAAGGAAGTTCAACAGTGGAAATGGAAGAAGGACCCGACCACGGGTCTTTACATCGACGAACCAGTCGAGTTCATGGACGACGCTATGGCGGCGCTACGCTATGGCGTGGAGCGCCCGCGACGTGGGTCGTCCATCGAAGTTTTGAAGTGAGGTGGCAAAAATGGAACTGTCCGTCATGGACCGGATCAACATGATATTGAACGACCCGGAAAAGGCCCCTATGACCCTGGCCCAGATCGTCAGCGAGGAAATCAGGGAGTTCAAGCGGTCGCCCCAGTATTCGATCATGCTGGAAGCCGAAGCGTATTACAGGAACAGGTCTTCCGTCCAGACGAAGACGGTCGACGTCGCCAACCGCTCGAACGCGAAGATCGAACGGCCGATCCTGAAAAAGCTGGTGGATCAGAAGGCGAACTACCTTCTGTCGAAGCCCTGGACCGTGGACACTGAAAACGAAGCATACGGCGAAGCCCTGAACAAAGTGTTCGACCAGACCTTCCGCCGGAAGATCAAGAGCCTGGGAAAAGGCGCGGTGAAGTCTGGGATCGCCTGGATTCAACCCTACTTCGACGACGACGGGAAACTGGCCTTCATGCGAATCCCGTCCCCCGAAGTGGTCCCCTTGTGGCGGGATTCAGAGCGAACGAAGCTGGACGCCTTCATTCGCTTCTATGACCAGGTCATTTACATCGGGATCAGGAAGCACATCATTACACACGCCGAATTTTGGTGGACCGGCGGCGTGAAGTATTTCAAGACGGACGCCTTCGCGGGGACCGGGGCCGGCGACTTCTACGTCGACAAGGACCACGGGACCGAGGAAACCGACTGGACCGAACCACACTTCACCGTCGGGAACACGGCCTATAACTGGTCCGAAGTCCCGATCGCGTGGCTGAAATACAACGAAGAAGAACTTCCCCTGTGTTACTTCGTGAAGGACCTGATCGACGACATCAACTGGCAAAACAGCGTCACGGCCGACGTCCTTCGCGACGTGGCGAAGTTCATCTACATTCTGAAAAACTACGGCGGAACCGACCTGGCGGAGTTCCTGAAAGACTTGAAGGAACACATGGCGATCAAGGTCACTTCCGACGGCGGCGTGGACAAGTTACAGGCAGACCTGAACATCGACGCCGTCATGGCCTTCCTGGACAATGAGCGCCGGGACATCTATGACTATGCTTCCGCCGTGGACACGAAGGACCCGGACCTGGGGAACGCCAGCGGGACGGCGATCAACTTCCGATATATGGACCTGGACGCCGACTGTGATTCCCTGGGGACCGAACTGAAAGACACCTTCCACCGGCTGAAACTGTTCATCGACGTCTATTTCCAGATCACCGGCAAGGGCGACTTCACCGGCGAAGACTTCGACATCGTGTTCAACATGGACCTTCCGGTCAATGAAACCGACGTGATCAACAACGCCCGGACCAGCGACGGTCTTATTTCCAAACGGACGATTCTTCAAAATCACCCGTGGGTCACGGACGTCGACGAAGAACTGGACCAGATCGACAAGGAAAAGAAGGCCGCTATGGAAGACTTTGGCGAAGGTCTGTTCAACGATTCCCTGGGGGCGAACAACACCGCCCAGACGGCCCAGGAAGGCCAGGAAGGGGCCGCCGGAAAGGCTGGTGGCGTGAATGGCGAGGAATAAGGAATACTGGATCGCCCGCGCCCTTCAACGCGAGAATGAAGCCTATCTTCGCGGCGTCGGCCTGACGGCGAAAATGTTCCAGGAATACGACAGAGCCGCGAAGGCGATCCGTCGGGAGATCGGCGACTTCTATTCGAAGTACGCCGGCAAGTATGGCCTGACCTATGACCAGGCGGTCCGCCTTCTGACCAGGAAAGAGTTCCAGGAGTGGAAGGCGACCCTGGCCGAATATGTCGCCAGGATTGCCCAGGAGCCGGACCCCCGCGTCAAGGCTGTCCTGACGGCCCAACTGGACGCCCTGTCCACGAACAGCCGCATTTCCCGCCTTGAAGCCCTTCTGGGACAGATTGACCTGAAACTGAATGACCTGTGGGAAACCGGCGTGGCCCAGATGAAGGCAGAGTTCGGCGACGCCTTCCGGGAAGGCTACTACAAGAAAATCTTCGACATTCAGTCCCGCGTCGGCTTCTTCCATGAGATCGCGAAGCTGGACGAAAGCGTCGTCGAAGACGTCCTGTCCTACCCCTGGTCCGGCGCTATGTTTTCGGATCGCCTGTGGCAGAACAAACAGGCCCTTCTGTTCCATGTCCGGGAAACCATCACACAAGGGATCATGCAAGGAAAGAGCGTCCCGACCATGTCGAAGGAACTGTCGGCCCGAATGGGGCAGTCCTACAAGGCCGCCGAACGCCTGATCCGTACCGAAACGACCTACTTCCACGGGGAGTCGGACAAGGCCGCCTATGAAGCGGCCGGCGTGGACGAATATGAATACGTCGCGACCCTGGACAGCCGGACCTGTGAAGTGTGCGCCGCCCTGGACGGGAAGCACTTCAAATTGAAGGACGCCCAGGCCGGCGTGAACTATCCGCCTATGCACCCGAACGACCGCTGTACTACGGTCGAATATGACCCGGACGACGCCCTGGACTGGTACAATTCCGGCCAGAAAATGCCCGAAAATATGACCTATGAGGAATGGGCGGAGCGCCAGAACGTGAAAACAGGCACGAACAGCAGAAATCAACTGCAA